ATTCATGGACATTTTCCTCACTGAGAAGCACTATCCAAGTTGCTACGGTCGTAGGTCAAGCCGAGTATTCGCTTACTGGCTCAGGTCAGAGCGCAGTGATTAAGCAAGCACTCAGCAGCAGCGGTCACGGATTCTTGACGCTGAACACTGTGCCGTATTTTGACAACCTATACTTCAATCAAACTCCCGCGAATGCAGTACCTACCGACTACATTGTAAGCGGAGTAGATGACAACGATGATCTTAAGGTTAAAGTCTATCCACAGCCTGACGCTGTGTACACGCTACGGTTTGACATCGCTGCACCACAAGCTCTACTAACAGCAGATGCTACCAAGATCAAAGCCCCGTATTATCCTATCGTACAGATGGCCTACGCAATGGCTCTTCGCGAAAGGGGTGAGACAGGTGGTCAGTCAGCAGCAGAGCAGTTTGCCGTAGCTTCGTCAGCGTTGTCAGATGCAATCGCAGTAGACGCTAACAGATATCCCCTAGAAACAACTTACATGGTGGTGTAGATGGCTCAACAACTACAGAGCATTACAATCACAGCTCCGGGATTTGCAGGGATAAACACCCAAGACGCACCTCTCGCGCAAGAGCCTAGCTTTGCTGCTGTTGCGGATAACTGTGTAATTGACAAAGAGGGAAGGATAGCCGCGAGAAAGGGCTACAGCATGATCTCTACCAATGGCGCTGCGGTACTAGGCAGCTCGGATGGGATTGAGTCTATGGGCGAGTTCGTTGCGAATGATGGAGATATTACCTTCTTATCAGCAGGTAATAACAAAATCTTTAAAGGCACATCTACTTTGGTCGATGCCACTCCTTCGTCTTATACGATTAGTGCTAACAACTGGAAGTTTGTATCGTTTAATGATCACATGTATATGTTCCAACGTGGTCAAGAACCGCTGCTGTACTCGGATCACGCAGGTACAGTGGATAAAATGTCGTCTCATGCACACGCAACAGGCACACCACCACAGGGCAATGAGTGTCTAGCAGCGTTTGGTAGGTTATGGGTAGCAGACTTTACAAATAATAAGTCTACGATTTACTGGTCTGATCTGTTAGACGGCTCACACTGGACAGGAGGCTCTACAGGCTCGATTGATATCACTACTGTCTGGCCTACAGGGTACGACACGATCGTGGCTCTAGCGGCGCACAACGGCTTCCTAGTGATATTTGGTAGGAACTCTATCGTCTTGTATTCAGGAGCGGAAAGCCCCGCTAATATGACCCTCGCGGATACTATCTCTAACGTAGGCTGTGTAAGCAGAGATGCAGTGGTATCTACTGGTAAAGACCTGATCTTCCTTGATGACTCAGGTGTCCGAAGCCTAGCAAGAACCATCCAAGAGAAGTCAGCTCCTATAGGCGACATCTCTAAGAACGTAAACAACGACATCAAATCCCTCTTCGCGGGAGAAACAGGAAACATTAGTATGCACTACTCGCCTCGTGAGGCGTTTGTGTTACTAAACTTCCCAGAACTAGCTGTAGTATACTGCTTTGACACTCGCTTCCCTTTGCAAGATGGCAGCTTTAGAGCAACAACATGGTCGCACATTAATCCATTAATCTTTGCCAACACATCTACCGAGGCTTTATACATCGGTAATAGTGCGGGTATCGCTCAATACACAGGATTTCAAGATGGAACATCAGGTTATCTTCTTAGCTACTTTAGTCATCCTCTTAGCTTTGGCGATACATCTAACCTAAAGTTCTTGAAGAAGATTAACCTCACCACCTTTGATGGGGCTGAGGCTACGGTAGTATTGAACTGGGCATACGACTATTCTGGTGCGTACAAGAAGCAAGCGTATACCTTACCCAAGTCAAATGTAGGACAATATAACATCTCAGAATTTAACACCGAGGCAGAGTATTCTTCCTCTATCGCATTGATAACGCGAAAGAAAATCAACACGTCAGGGCAGGGTACAGTAGTAGCCGTTGGCGTAGAGACCACAGTTGATGGCAAGACCATTGCCTTGCAAGAAATTAATATTCAAGCCCTAATGGGAAGGATTGTGTAATGTCTAACTACACGAAGATAACAAACTTCGCCGCCAAGGATACTTTGGTTAGTGGTAATCCCGCTAAAGTAATCAAAGGCACTGAGGTAGGGGCTGAGTACGATGCAATTGCTGTCGCAGTAAACAGTAAGTCAAACTCTGAGTCTCCTACATTCACAGGAACGGTAACCGCAGCTAACTTAGTCGTTAGTGGTACGTCTACCTTTGCAACAATTGATGGAGGCACTTACTAATGGCTAACCCACTAACAGACTTTCTTAGCGGTTTAATAGGCAGTAATACAGGCAATGTTATTGCGGGATTTGGGGGAGCGGCTGCGCAAAACGAAGCAATTAAAGACATTCGCGGCCTAGGCAAAGACGCTACAACAGCTATCTATGGCCCAGATTATACCGTTCCTGAAGGTGGCTTGCTTGGCATGGTCAAAGCTGAGTCTCAGTTTAAACCGTTTGGCATTACCACGCCTACTGGCGCAAGAGCTACTTTTAGTTCTACGGGCAACATGGATACAATGCTAAGCCCTACTGAACAGGCTTTGCAGGAAAGAATGCTAGGCTTTGGTAGTCGCGCATTTGGGTTCTTGGATGACCCTGAAGCTCGTGCAGACGAGCAAGCTAATGTAATAGGTATGCTTACGCAAGACCCTACACAAAGGGCTGCGCGAGAGCAGGAAATAATGGGCAACCTTACAGCTTTGCAAGCACCTGAGCAGGAGCGTCAACGTCTTGCCCTCGAGGAGCGTCTATTTGGACAGGGAAGGACAGGTGTTCAAACCAGTATGTTTGGTGGTACGCCTGAGCAACTTGCTCTTGAGAAGGCCATACAGGAGCAGCAAGCAGGTTCTGCATTAACCGCTATGGAACAGGCTCGAGCAGAGCAAGCGTTAACGTCACAGCAAACACTGCAAGGCTTGGGTGAGACACGAGCAAGACTAGGGCTACTAGGCGAGTTAGGTCTACAGTCTCTACCTGCCGCCTATCAAGGCCAGAACCAACTCCTCGCGAACCTTGCCCCTGCATTAGAGGAAGCAAGACTTCGAGCAGCCTTGCAGTCTGATGCATTGGGAATAGGAGCAGGATTAGCAGAGACAGGACTAGAAGCGCAGCTAGGCTTTGAAGGTCTTGCAGCATCGTTACGTCAGCAGCAGTTCCAAGGTTTGTTTGATTTGCTAAAAGGCGAGCAAGCCAAAGAAGCTGCCGCTGCATCGAAGCCTGTAATTAACATGGGGGCTATGCCTCAAAGTGTTCCCGCTGGCGGCAACTACTCATTTACTATTGGTTAGGGAATCAAAACAATGGCTATCAATATAAACACCCTCTTCGCGGACATCATTGATACTCCTGAGCAGCGTCAAGAAAAGCTACTACAGCAGGGCATGACACAAGGCAGGTTGTTGTCTTCTAATCTTACCGGATTAGCTAGAGCCGCAGCTCCTCTTGCTCAGATGGCAGGTCAGCTAGGCGTACAGCGTAACGAAGACTTGCGCCGTGCAGTACAGCCTATGCTTGGGATTGATCCAAGGACTACAGGCGAGAAGCTCCAAGAAGCGTTAAGCAAAGTGGACACTTCTACTCCTGCGGGAATGTTACAAGCAGCAAACATGGTTCAGTCTATAGACCCGCTTCGCGCTGCTACCCTGCGTCAAGAAGCCGCGAGACTAAGAACTGAAGCAGAAGACAGAGACCTTACCCGCAGAACTCAAGAAGCAAGTCTGAGAGCTTCTGGATTGCAAGAAGCAAGTGCTGCCTTGCAAATCTCCGAAAGAGGTCAGGCTGTTATTGATGCGCAAAACTACCGAGAAAACTTGCCTACATTAGCAACGGCGGTTCGAAATCTCGGCACGGAATACGAAGCCATAGCTACTGGTATCGAGAATGGAGTTCTTGATCCAAAAGACGGAATGCGTGATGTTGCCTCTATCCAATCCGCACAGTTTAGAGCAACACCTAAAGCAGAATTTAAACCAATCCCCGCAAACCAACGCGATGGTTACTTAGAGTTAGCTAGGGAGCGACCAGTATTAAACAAAATGCTTAAAACAAAAGGTTGGTGGGGTGGTGATCCAGACGTAAGCGAAGCAAGGCTCTTAGAACTTGCGGGAAAATTTAGCTCAATGCCTAGCAACATAAACAAAACTCCAAGCGAAATCTTGGAG